GCCGGGGTCGGCGGGCGTCGGCACCAGGGAAATCTCGTGGGGCGTCCAGCGCACGGCGGTCAGCACGCGCGCGCCGTTCTCGGTGGTCTCGGCCCACTCCTCGACGGAGTAGCCGACCGAGACGTGGCGCAGGATGCCCGCCAGAACGTCCTGCCAGACCGGCTCCACCTCGGGCCGGGCCGAGAACTGGATGAGGGCGGTGCCGCGCTTGCCGTCGACCGCGGCGCTGCGAACGGAGCCCAGCACGTCGCGGACGGCGGTCTGTCGATGCGCGTCTAGGACGCTGGCACCTTCGAGGCGCGACAGGTCCACGGCCTCGGGCGCGAGGCTGAGCCGCTCGATGTATTGCCCTGCCATGTCGCGGCGGCGCACGGGCGCGCCGGTGGACCAGACCACCTCGACGGTGCGGGTCTCCGGATCGGCCGTGGCGGGCGCCAGCGTGGCGCGGCGGGTCAGGATACCCTTTCCGTCGGGAAGGGTTTGCGGCGCCTGCGTTGGCAGGGTGTCCGTTGCGGTGTCAGCCATCGGCGGCCTCCTTCTGCTGCGCCGTCGCCGTCTGGCCGAAGGTCAGACCCAGCCCGTCCGCGCGTTCGCGGTCCGCGGCGATCTCGGCATCCACCTGCTCGGCGTCGTACCCGCGTTCGGAGATCGCCTGGGACCGGCTCTTGAGCCCCGCGCCGATCGCAAGGATCTCGGCCTGCACGTCCTTCATCGGATCGACGTAGTCGAACTTCGGCGGCAGCCATTCGCAGCCCAGGTAGGCGTCCGGGTTCCTGTCGAAGTCCCGCGCGGGCAGATCGCCGGTCAGCACCGCCAGCCGCACGAACCGCTCCCACACCGGGCGGCAGAACAGGTGCACCACCACGTTGTGCTGAAGCTGCTCGACCCGGCGGCGGAACTCGATCAGCCCGGCACGGATCGAGGAATAGGTGACGCCCTCCAGGTCGCCCGAGACCAGCTCGTAGGGCAGGCCGAGCCCCGCCGCGACGGCGCGCAGATGGTTCTTCACGAAGGGCGCGTAGGCGTCGTGCTCGGTCGGGTTGGAAAAACGAATGTCGGTGCCGGGCGGCAAAGGGATCAGGCTGCCGGGCTCCATGCCCACGGTCAGCGCGCCGCCGGTGTTGGTGCCGCTCAGCCCACCCGCCGTGCCGTCGGGATCGGTGATGAAGCCGGTGAACAGCGCCGCGACCTTCGCCTTCACCAGCGCGGCGTCCTCGTACTGGTCGAGCTCGTGCAGCCGCAGCAGGACCGGAGCGAGCCAGGTGATCCCGCGCAGCTGGCCCGCGGCCAGCGGCCTGAACAGGTGCAGGCAATCGGCGGCGGGGACGCGGAGCGGGTCCATGCGGAGAGACCCCAGCGGATCGCCCGGGCGGGAGGACAAGACCCGATAGGCGACCCGGCGACCGGCGGCATCGAACTCGATGCCCGCCCGGATCCGCGCCCCGCCGCCGATCTCGCGGTGCAGGTCCATGGGAACCTGTTCGCGATCCAGAAGCTCGAGGTGGAGGGGAATGCCTGCGGCGTCGCTGGCGACGCGCAGCCGGGCGAAGCTCTCGCCGCTCTCCACCATCGCGCGCACGGCCATGGCCTGCAGCCCGTAGAAATCCGCGAGCCCATCCGGAGCGGCGTGATCGGTCCAGCGCAGCCAGAGCGCCTGCAGTCGTTCGCGCACGGCCCGGTCGGGATGGGTGGATTGCGGCTTGATCCCGGCGCCGACGACATTGCCGACCAGGCTGTCCACAGCCGCCGCGACCCACGGGTTGTTCCGCGCATACCACCCTGCCCGCCGCGCCGCCGTGGTTGCACCCGCCAGGATCGCCGCGTTCAGCCCGTCGACCGTTCGCGCCCCCTCCCAACGCCCCCCGCCGCCTGCAGCGTCGAAGCCACGAGCCCGCGCGAGGCCGAGAAGGCGATGGAGGAAGGTCCGCATGGGCGACAGAATCGCCCGAAACGGACACTCAAGCTATTAGGAATGTTTGAGAATCCTAAGATGGGGGATGGCGCAGCGACGCGGCACCGTGCTCTCATAGCCATAGATCGGACCCTGTCCGTCAATCCTGTTCGCCCGCGCCCGGCGGGCGATTCATCCGCTGCCGCTCAAATTTCACGTTTTGTTCTTGTTTCGCGTGTCAAATCCTGGCAGTATGACAAAAAAATACCTAGCGAGGGGCTATGCTTCAAACCGTTCAGCCAGACTTCTCGAGCCTGCGGCAGCAGGCGGGAATTTCCATCGATGAGCTGGCACCTCTTGTCGGGTTCTCAGTGAGCACGCTCTATCGCTGGGAGCGGGGACAGACGCAGCCGCGCAAGGCGGCGCTGGCGGTGCTTGAGGAAATCATTCGGCGCAGTCAGCCCCAAGAGGCGCCAGACGAGAAGTTTCGATTCGTCGATCTGTTCGCCGGGATCGGCGGGCTTCGTCGCGGTTTCGAACCGCTAGGTGGGCGTTGTGTGTTCACCTGCGAGTGGGATCGCTATGCTCAAGCGACCTATAAGGCGAACTACTACTGCGATCATGAACTGGCCGGTGATATCACCAAAATTCCAGCTGCCTCGATTCCGGAGCATGATGTTCTGCTGGCAGGCTTTCCGTGTCAGCCGTTCTCGATCGCCGGGGTTTCGAAGAAGAATGCCCTGCGGATGCCGCACGGCTTCCTATGTGAAACACAGGGTACGCTGTTCTTCGAAGTCGAACGCATCCTTGCACATCACCGCCCTAAGGCTTTCTTGCTGGAGAACGTCAAGAACCTAGTAAATCACGACCGCGGCAGAACGTTTGATGTCATTCGTCGAACGCTGCGCGAGAAGCTTGGGTACCATGTTCAAACCCGCGTGATTGACGCAAAGTCTTTTGTCCCGCAGCACCGAGAACGGATTTTCATAGTTGGCTTCCGCGATGCAAGCGGCTTCTCTTTAGATGATCTCATTTTGCCTGATCCTTTGAATGGCCCGAAGCTCGGTAGCATTCTGCATCCGGAAGATGGAACCGAGGCACCTGACAAACCCTTTACCGACAAGGACGGACGCGTGAGTGCAAAATACGTACTGACGGACCATTTGTGGGCTTATCTCCAGCAATATGCAGCAAAGCATAAGGCGCGTGGAAATGGATTCGGTTTCGGTCTGGTCGGACCTGGTGACGTGAGTCGCACGCTTTCGGCGCGTTACTACAAGGATGGTTCGGAGATTCTTGTCAGCCGAGGGAACGGAAACCCGCGCCGACTGACACCGCGGGAGTGCGCCCGTTTAATGGGCTTCGAGCGGCCCGGCGAGGCCCAGTTCACGATCCCCGTCTCGGATACGCAGGCCTACAAGCAGTTCGGCAATGCGGTGGTTGTGCCCGTGGTTCAAGCTGTCGCGAAGCACATGGCTCCGTTTATTGGCGCTTCGGACGCAGCGGATCAGGAGAACCTGCAGAGAGAACTGCCGCTCGTTGGCTGATGTTGTAGACAGAGCAACTCGTAGCCGGATGATGTCTGGCATTCGGGGTAAAGACACAGCCCCAGAAATGCTGGTGCGCCGAGGTCTGCATGCACGCGGCTTTCGCTATCGTCTTCATGATAGCAGACTACCGGGGCGTCCGGATATTGTCTTTCCCAGTCGACGCGCTGTCATCCTCGTGCAGGGGTGCTTCTGGCACGGACATGACTGTCATCTCTTCCGTTGGCCATCTTCACGGCAGGAGTTCTGGCGTGCGAAGATCGGAGGAAATGTGGAGCGGGACAAGCGAAATGCCGACGCATTGAAGGGCGCGGGATGGCGTGTGCTTACCGTTTGGGAGTGTGCGCTGAAGGGGCGAACGCGGTTGCCAGTTGATGCAGTCATCGATGGCATAGCCGCGTGGCTGCGCAGCGACACGGACGACTACGAAATCAGTGGCCTTGAGGGTGACTATGGCACTTGCTGATCTAACGGACTGGATCGATGACTTCTCCGGTCCTTCATTTGTTTGGTATGTTAAACGCCTTTCAGGGAACGACACGTTGGCCAACGGCTCCCACCAGGCAGGCCCCTATATTCCCCGCTCGTTCCTGTTTGATATCTTCCCGTCGATCAACCGTACCGACGTCAAGAATCCTGATCTCCTCCTCGACCTGTATATCGACTCCCATTCCGATCATCGGCGCGTGCGGGTGATTTACTATAACAACAAGTTCCACGAAAACCCAAATGGCGGTCGCAATGAGGCCCGGATTACAGGTTTCGGCGGAAGCAGTTCGGCGTTGCTCGATCCGGAGAGCACCGGTGCGCTGACTGTATTTGCCTTTGTGCTTGATGAGAATGGCGCTGCATCCGAATGCCATGTGTGGGTCTGCCGGCACGAAACCGAAGAAGATTTGATCGAGGATCGCATTGGGCCGGTCGAACCGGGCAAATGGACCATTTGGTCGCCGGACCGGCTCGTGCAACCGTCGTTGTTCAGTTCTCAGCCGAAGCCACGAGCGGATTGCTGGCTCCGGCCCGAAGAGATTCCGCCTGCTTGGCTCGCGCGCTTCCCGAGCGGTGTCGAGATCATCCGCAAGGCTGTTGAACTACGGGCCGATACGGCGCTTGACCCGGATCATAGATTGATGCGCCGCCGCGAGTGTGAGTTTCAGTTGTTCCGCAGCGTTGAGGAGGCAATAGAACTACCGATCATCAAGGCGGGCTTCACAACCGTCGATGATTTCATTTCGCGCGCACAGACGATTTTGCAGCGTCGCAAGTCCCGCTCCGGGCGATCTCTGGAACTGCATGCGCGAGAGATTTTTCTAGAAGAGCGGCTTTGCGAGGACGTCGATTTTTCACATGGTCCGGAATCGGAACCCGGTCGACGGCCTGATTTCCTATTTCCATCGCAGATGGCTTATCGCAACGTGGGATATCCTTCGGGCAACCTGCGAATGCTGGCGGTCAAAACAACCTGCAAGGATCGGTGGCGCCAAGTTCTCAACGAAGCCGACCGGATACGGGTGAAGCATCTTCTCACACTTCAGGAGGGGGTTTCGGAAGGTCAGTTCCGTGAGATGACCGACGCAGGAGTGAAACTTGTTGTACCATCGCCTATAGTTGCGTCATTCCCGAAGAGTGTTCAACCGCATCTGCAGAGTGTGGAAAGTTTCATTGCGGATGTGCGACTGCTCCCGAAGCCGGATACCGATTGAGAAAGCAATTTTTCTTACAACAACAGTCGCGTCGACCTGCGTGGGCAATAGACTTAGGTCATCCACGCCGACCGGATTGCACGCCCGGCCTCGGCTCCCTGCCGCACCGGCACCGACGCCACGCCCTCCACCTCCTCGTTCAGCCGCAACCCCATGCTGATGAGCCCGTGCAGGGCGGCGTGGGCGTAGACGAAGGTGTCGAGGGCCTCGTTGCGCTCGCCGTCGCGCTTGGGTTGCCAGGAGCGGATGGGGCGTCCGCGCTCGAAGCGGGTGACGACGCGCTCGGCGGTCAGCTGGCGGAAGTAGTCGGCGTCGAGGCGGCGGGTGAAGTGGATCGCCCCGGGGCCGGGCTCGGTCAGGCGCAGGCGGGCGTAGACCGCGTCCTTCACCGCGTCCACGCCGACGATGAAGAGCGGGATC